AAGAAGAGTTTGTTAATTGAGTTTTAAGTTGTTGTGTTTCCTTTTGAACTTGAACTTGTTGAGTTACAATATTTTTTAAAGATGCTGGTTGATATAAAACACTATTTTCACCTATAGCATCCCAATTTTTAGGAAGAAATTTTAAAATTAATGGTCTATGAATTGCAGGATCATATGGTATAAGAAGATTCAAAATAGATTCATCAAATATTTTTTCATTTTTAAAACGATATTGTTTCCAAGTTACTACATATCTTTTATTACCCCAAATATATGGAACAAAATCAGTATCATTTGGTACTACAAATAATAATTGTTGAGTAGGATTTAATTTTTTAATTTCAGATTGGGGAAAATCCTCTTTTCTACGACTTGGATCTTTTGCTAGCCATTCAAATAATGTACTATCTACGTCCTCATAAACAGCTTCACGAGGATACTCCATTTGGATGGTTTGAGTACCCAAAAATCCATCTACAATAACATTAGGATCCGTAATTTTAGTAAATGTCTGAATTGCTCTAATATCTTCTCGGTTAAGAGGATGTGGTCTTAAATACTTAAAATTCGTATGATATGTTTCATTATTATTATATTCATTAAGAAGTTGTGTTGTTATATTTTTTCGCCCTTCTTCTGAATTTAGTATAGGATCGGCAGTATTAATATTTTTTACTCTTCTAATAAATGCATAAAAACCATTCCAATTTCTAGCAATATCTCCTACTGTTCTCCCAGGAGGTACTACTATATCTAATGGATTTAAATTTGGAATTGGTGGTATAGAAAGATCTGTACCATCTAATGCATAACGATAATTTCTAGTACCATCAGAATTATATACACAAGCTAAACATTTTTCTGGCATTTTGTAAAGAATTATAAAGTAAAATTACGTTTTGAAGTTATAGTACAAGTTTCAGGTGATGAACCTAATTGATTTTCTAATACTGCTAATTGAGTAGATAATGTTACAGCTGCTAAGTTTAATGAAGGAATAGATAATGGAATTCCAGGTACTGCGGGTACAGTTTGAGCAGTTTTTAAAGTATCTGATAGGCTTTTTAGCGCACTAATTAAATCTTTTAATAAATTAACAGTTGTATCACCTAATAATAATGGTTCTGTTGCTAAATCTTCTTTACCTAAAAATATTTGATCGGCTTGGGTTATAAATTTTCTAGTATCTATATTAACTGATTCTTGAGAATTTAAATTAATAGATTTAGCTGAGCTTAATAGTAAATGGTCCTCATAAGTATTAAATACTAATCTACCTGAATCTAGTATTATCTGTTTACCCGCATAATTTTTAGGAGAAGTGGGTTGTTGACCATCTGGATAACTTACATAACTGATACTTGAAGCAAGTATAGGAACATTTTGTGTACTAGTTAAATAAATAGAAGAATTATCAGTGGATGTATCTTCAATAATAGGAATCCATCCTTCTGGAGTTTGTGTTCCTTGTCCGTTCCTGATTATAGTAATTGGATCTCCATTTCCTCCTGTACTTGACCAAGAATTTGGAGTATCTTTAACTGTACTTCCTAAACGAATTGAATTACCCCATCTACCTTCATATATTACATCACCTTCAAATGGGAGTAAAGGATGAATATTTGAGCGTTCTTTAAATGTTTTACCTAAAAATATTTGGGTGGGATTATTAACTGCAGTAACAACACTTCCGGCTGTAGTTTGTAAATAATCTTTTTGTTGAGGAGGTGAAGGTTCGTTAGCAATAGAAGGATAAGCATTATGGTGGGGATGATTCCATAATGAAGTTAAATTAAAATAATATGATATTGATGAATTATTATTATTTCCTATTTCAGTATTTGGAAGAGATAATATATATACTATTTCATTAATTAATGGATAATTCTTTAAATTAGGAGTTGCGGGAAGAGCACGAGAAATATCTTTATTACTTTCATTAAAAACTCCTATTATAGGTTGTGAAACAATTTCATATTGTATAGTACCTAAAGCATTCCATCCTCCTAAATAAGAAAATAATGGATGTGATTCATCTAATACAATACCAAGTACTCTAACAGGAATAAATATGTTAGATACTGCTTGAGAAGTATTTGAATTAAAATTATTTTTAATATAAGAATTTCCACTAAACATTATTCTTTAGAATTATCATTTAACTTATTAATATCATTTAAAAGCTGTGTTTTTTCAGCTTCAGATATTCCAAATCCTTCTCCACCACCAGTACTACCCGCATTTAAACAACGCTGAATAACAGTGGCCATTTTGATTAATTGTTCATCATTTTTAACACCTATTTCAAGGTATTCTTTAAGTAATGGGACAATTAATGTAGCATCCCCAATACTTTCAACCATTGGCTTTAATTCTTCAATCAAAGCAGAAATTTGTCTTTCTTTTTTCTTTTGGTTGGTGTATATTTCTTGGAATAAATCTTTAAGTTTTTTATCACCAAAGATATTGGAATCTAAATTATCCATATTTTTATCAATATTTATTTATTATAAATACGGGATTTGTTAAAATTTTATATATCCGTTTTCTAAATAAAAGATATAGCCGTTTTTAAATATAATATGTAATCGGTCGGCTATCTTAGTAATTTTAGGAGTTTTAGCATCTATCATTTCTCGAATATAAATGTATAATGCTTTTTTATTAAAAATTTCTAAATTATCTCTTTTTCTAAATAATTCTAATATAGCATCTGCTATTTTAGCATCCGCTTCCTTAGGAAACAGAGTATAAATATTATTGGTACAATGCTCAACATATAAATCTGTAAATAAAGATATTTTGTCATTATGAGACAATTTATCGCTTGGTGAATTATTTTCTTCTATTACGTATGAATGTCCATTATCTTCCTCTATTGTAGATACTGGGACTGAATTTACGCGTTTTTTGTAATTAGTTTCGTTATATAATATTAACCAACGTTTAACAATAGTTCCAAAATATGAATATGCTTTAGCTCCATTAGAAGGATCAAATCTGTGAATTTTAGATAAGAGAAATGTAATAACTTCATGTTGTAAATCCTCAATATTTTCTACTTCGGTATAGTAGAATTTAAATGTATGGATTATATTTTGAGTAAGTTTAAAGAACGCATAGTGAATTTTATCACCATATATTTGACTTTTTTCATCAAAATCTTCACTTAAATTGTAAGCTACGATTGCGTCTTCCGTTTCCTGAGTAAAGTAATTTTTAGACATATATTATTTTACTTTAAAGTCATTTAATTGTTCTTGAATGAATTGTACTGTTTTAAAGAAAAAACCTACTTCATCATCACCTTCAAACGTACCCTTAAAATCAATTTCTTTAAGTTTCGTATCCGCAAATTCAATTGTAGTGGTTAAATTAACCATATAGCTTTCATATGATTTAATTACGTCCTCACATTTTTCGTTTTTCTTAAGCAAATTATAAGTAGTAAAGCTTAATGCTACTATAATAAGAGAAAGAATAATAATTGTTGTTATCATGTTGTTGAATTAAAAAAGGTTGTGAACTTAATCACAACCTCTAATGTTAAAAAAATTAAAATTAACTTAAGCTTTAAAAAAATCATCCATTACATTTTTCAAGCCTTCACTTTGGATATTACCTAAGGCTTTAGTTTTAATAGAAGCTTTGTTAACGGGCTGCTTGCCAGTCAATGTATAATTATTTTTTGCCGGAGCCAAGTTACCTTTAAATTTTGGTAACCATTCTTTTTCAAATTCAATTCTAGCAGCCATTAAATCTGCTTGATGAACAATATATGGTAATGAAGTACGTGGTTTTTGTTCTGGCATAAATGTCATTAGGTATTTTTTATTACCTTCATCATACAAACCATCATGTGTTTGAATAGCAACCATTTCATTAAATGAATAAGGAATACCATGAGATTGAAGTAAAAATAAACCACGATCTGGTACTGAAGCAAATTGTACTTTAGTATTAAACATGTAATCCTCACCTAATTTATCCTTACGCCATTGATCAGTTTGTGGGATGTATGATTCATTTTCTTCATCTCCTATTTTTCCTAAATCATGATTTAAAGCTGAGAATACTAGTTCTTCTTTAGTATAGGTAGTATCATCAACTCCCATTTCAATCCAAACATTATTTAATTTAAGAGCACAATCTACCACACGAAGAACATGATCTACATATCCTCCTGGGAATGCATTATGATATTCTTTTTTATGTGCTGCAGGCATCAACATAATGCGTTCTTGAAATTTTTGATAAAAATCAAGTAATGCTGATTTACGTGGTTCTGAGATATAATTTTGGATTGTTTCTTCTAAATCAGTCCAATTTTGTTGAATTTGTTCGGCTGTCAGTTTCATAACTTTTATTTTTTAAATTAAACTCGATTTAATTCACTACCTGCAATAGGCTCAGATTCAACATACATTTTAAGTTGTTCAATTTGAGATCTGAATTCTTCAATAAACTCATAACATAATTCACGATTACCCTGATTCAAGGCCATGACTAATTTGTTGGTATTAGATTCTAAACTATCTAATTTACGTAATACTGGTTCTCTATTTCTCATAATATATTTTTTATAAATTTAATATACAACC